TCTTAAATCCCGCAAGGGCGATTTCGAGTCTCGATTCGACATTATTTACTTGTATTAAATTATATGGTGGATAATTAGAAGTTGTATCCACTCCATCCCAAAATCTATTGAGATAGTCATCCATTCCTATGCTGTTTCTATTAATCTTCTCAAAGAGTTCTGGAAGATTTGCAGCGTGATATCTGGCTAGTGTGCCCATGATTGTAGCTCCTTTACTAAGCGAGTTTGTGTTTTGTGATCCCTTACGGCGATCTTAACTATTTATCTTAGATTCAGTATCTTTCCAATCCTTAACATGGTAGGAATAACCGCCCATTTCTTGTACTGCTTTTGCTAATGAATAATCATTCTGACCTTCTTTCATCATATCTCCAAAGAAATGTATTTCATCATCCTTAGAAAAATCTCTTAAAATCTGACTCTTATCAGAACCTTTCGGTCCAATATCAAGACCAGTCTGTCCTCCAAGTGCAACAGTCAATTCAAGAAATTGATTTCTAATTCTATCTGCTATATCTTGCCTTTCTAATCTTTCTTTATCCCATTTCATATATTCTTCCCTCCCAAAATTAGGATCTTCTCCTCTACCTAGAATACTGAAATTAACTCCACCAGGTCTTCTTTCAATATGCAACCCAGTACGAATAGGAAAACAACTATATGCTAATTCATCTTGTAGAAACATTTCTACTTCCTTTGACAATTCCCAATCATCCCTATAAACATTCTTATCTGCCTCATATACATCACTACCAGAACAATTATAAACTCTCTTACAAGAATTATATAAATCTAATCCTACCTGTTCTAATGTCTTACTTCTGTCACTACCAGTAACTAAATAAACATCATTCTTACCAGAAAAGAATAACATAAATTGTAAAAAATCTGGATCAATCTTTCCTCTACTAGGAGTTAAAGTTCCATCAACATCAAAAATAAATTTCTTCAAATTCCCCAAATTTTATTACAGTAATCCATTATAGAACGATCTGATGAGAAAAATCCAGATCTTGCAACATTTATTAATGACATACGTTGCCAGTTCTTCCAATCCTTCCATGCAGAACTCACTCTGTCTTGTGCATCACAGTAATCAGAGAAGTCTGCAAACACACAGAAAGGATCATGGTTCAAAAGATTATCTATCAATGGTTTAAAGGTTTCTTTATCACCATTACTAAAATGCCCACATTTAATAAGATTAATTGCTTCCCATAGTTCTGAACTCATATAATGCTTCGGATCATACCCATTAGCCCATAAATCTGCAATACTCTTCTCATCATTCCCAAATAAGAAGAAGTTGTCTTCACCTACAAGTTCACGTATCTCTACATTAGCACCATCAAGAGTACCAATAGTAAGAGCACCATTCATTTGGAACTTCATGTTACCTGTACCAGATGCTTCCTTACCAGCAGTTGAGATTTGCTCTGATAAATCAGCAGCAGGATATACCTTCTCTCCTAACTTAACACTATAATTTGGTAAGAATACTACACGTAACTTACCATCCATATCAGGATCAGTATTAACTACTTCTGCAATATTGCATATAAAATTAATAATATGTTTTGCAAAGAAATATCCAGGTGCTGCTTTACCACCAAAAATAACTGTCCTAGGTACTATCTCATGACCATTCTTAATACGAATATATTGAGCAACAATCCAAAGAGCAAGTAAATGTTGTCTCTTATATTCATGAATCCTCTTAACTTGAACATCAAACATACTTGATGGATCTACAGATATACCAAGTTCAGTATGAATATAATTAGCAAGATTATGTTTACCGATAACCTTTGCCTCTGCAAATTTTTCTATAACATTTGGATCGTCTGCATAATTCTCAAGATTCCTAAGTTTTTCTCCATCAGTAATCCACCCTGGTGCATACTCATCAAGTACTTCAACCAAACATGGATTACAAGATGCTACCCATCTTCTTGGAGTAACACCATTAGTTACATTAGTAAACTTATGAGGCCATAGATCATTGAACTCTGGCATCAACTGAGTCTTGACCAATTCAGAATGTAATGCTGCAACACCATTTACATGATGAGATCCTATGGTTGCAAGATTTGCCATACGAACTGACTTATTACCACGTTCATCTATGATAGACATTTTCTCTAACATAGTATCATCACCAGGATAATGTAGTCTTACTACCTGTAAGAATCTACGATTAATCTCATAGATGATTTCCATGTGTCTTGGTAAAAGAGTCTTAAATAATTTAAGATCCCATTTTTCCAATGCCTCTGGTAAAAGAGTATGATTAGTATATGAAATAGTTTTACTTACAATCTCCCATGCAGATTCCCATTCATAATGTTTGAGATCCACAAGAATTCTCATCAACTCTGCTACTGCAATTGCAGGATGAGTATCATTCAATTGAACTTGATACCTATTTGGAAACTCTTCCAACGGTACATTACACTTCTCCAAATTGCGTACCATATCATGAAGAGAAGCACTAACAAAAAAGAACTGTTGTTTTAATCTTAATATCTTACCAGCATCAGTACCATCATTAGGATATAGAACCTTAGAAATAGTTTCTGATTGAACTCCCTGTTCAACAGATCCCATATAGTCACCAATATTGAAAGCATAGAAATCAAAGATCTCAGTTGCATCTGCTCTCCACAATCTTAATCTATTACAGCAATTAACTCTGTATCCTAACTGCATTACATCATAAGGAACAGCAACTACTGTCTCAGCAGGAACCCAACGAACTCTATAATTATCTCTATCAGAAATATAATTCTCTACTCTTCCACCAAAACCTACAAGAACAGATTCATCTGGTTGTGCAAGTTCCCATGGCCAATTTCCAGCCAACCAATTATCAGTAACTTCCAACTGCTGGTTATCTCGAATAATCTGTTTGAACATACCAAATTTATACCTTATACCATAACCAGTAGCAGGTACTTTAAGAGTGGCAAGAGACTCCATATAACACGCAGCAAGACGACCAAGACCACCATTACCAAGTCCAGGTTCTTCTGCTAAATCTAAAACTTGTTCTAGTGTTAGATCATATTCATTTAATGCTTCTCGTGCTTCTTGCTCTATTCCTAAATTAAGAAGATTATTACCAAGTTGTGGTCCAATTAAAAACTCTGCCGACAAATAGGCAACTTCCTTTTCATTATTACATACCTCAGGAGTAAGATGATATGCCATCATCTGATCTCTTACAGCATAACATAATGCCATATAGACATCATGCGACTTAGCAGTCTCAGGTCTCTTTCCTAGGGTATAATAAAGACGTTCAGTAATACCGTTAGATAAATTATTCTTCAACTTTTTTCTTTTTGCTACCTATATTATACTTGGTTTCAAGTATCCAGTCACCTTTATCTTTATATGCTAATACTTTTATCTGGTTTAAAGGAGCAATGTCTTGGATTTTATCTGTATCAACTATACTAATTAAACCCCAATCAGCAAGAAGTTGAGCAATACGATTCCGACGCTGAACGTCATTAGTAGTAAGATTAGCGTGTTTACCATCCAAAGCGAAGAGTTCTTTGAAATGCACAAGATAATATCTTCCCTGCTTATGCAGTATATGGCATGATTGATATATCTTCTTTTCTTTTCGGGATGCTACCCCAATTCTTGTGAGAGTTTCTCTGACTTTTAAGAAATCATCTGGTTCACCTAAGACCACCTCCACCATTTGGTCAGGAGACCATTTAACCTCAGGCTCTTGCACCACACTCATTGTCTTCCTCCAGTTTCAAATTTAGATTTTATAAAATTAAGTTGATCTTTTGTTAGGATTTTCAAAGCTTGTAGTGCCTTTTCATTACTATAACCATAATAACGTTTCACCAAATCAAGATCTTTAATTGTATCTTTACGGAGCCAAGGAGAGAATCTCTTCTTAGTTCTCAGTGTATTTAGTAAAAAGTCATATTGCATCTTCTTCGGTAAAAAATGATACTTATTCATCTCATTAGCAAATAAAATTGCATCAAGATGTCCTGAGAAAATACGATTAATAATATATGGAGAATACTCCTTTTCCAAAGAAGGGTCTTCATCAATCAGATTCTTCTTTGTCATATTAATAGAATTTAACCAATCCTTTAATTCCAATGTCGGATTACCCCCGCAACAATAAAACAGTTAGTAACAAGATAAGTTAGAAGTATAATAGTTCTAACGATAACGATAGTATTATCATATCGTTTAGTTTTTTCATCCGCAAAACTACCAAGACTATACTTCCAAACTCGCCAGAGTTTCTTCATAGTTAATTAATAATAGTTCTTTACGTTTTTGTTGGTCTCTCATATATTCACCAACAGACCTCATGGTATATGTAAGGTCAAACTCAGCAGCAGTCCAATTATTAAAACGATCTTTAACTAACTGAGATGAATTATAGCTTACCATCATATCAATATTATGTCTATCACAATCATGAGCAAACTTATCATGATCAAATCTTTTATGCTT